GAGGATGACGAAATGAAACTCACTCTTGCAGCTTGTAGCTTTGAAATCAATAAAGCCAAATACGGTCGTATTCAGCTTTTGCCGTACGGTGAGTTTAGAGCAACAGACGGCAGACCAACAGATGTGGAGGCTTGGTATGTAACAGATACAAATGGTGCAGATGTGGTTGCGCTCGCAAATTCAAAACGCAACCCCCTTCCAATCGACTACGAACATCAAATTATTCATTCACAGAAAAACGGCAAAGAAGCACCGAGCGCGGGTTGGATGGAATATCTCTATTTCACCCCACAAGGGATTTTTGCTGATGTCCGCTGGACTGATAAGGCAGCGGAATATATCAAAAATGGCGAATATCGTTATATCTCCGCAGTGTTTGCTTATGACACTAAGGGCTATGTTCGCAAAATCTTTCACGCAGCACTCACGAATACTCCTGCACTTGACGGCATGGATGAAGCAATGGTGGCTGCAAGTGTTCAATTATTAAATGAGGAAGCACAAGAAATGGACAAAGAATTACTTGCAATGCTTTGTTCTTTATTCGGTGTTGCATCTGCGACTGAAACCGAAATTAAAGAAAAAGTAACAGCACTATCACAAGCGAAAGGTGAGTCAAAAGTGGTGTTATCTGACGTGTATAGTGCACTTAAAGAAAAAGAGCAATCCGTTGCAGCATTGAGTGAGAAAGTCAATGCGTTTGATCCGTCAAAATATGTGCCAGTTGAACAAGTTGTTGCACTTCAAAACGATTTTAACGCATTCAAAGATGGTGTTGAAAAAGATAAAAAAAGCGCACTTATTCAAACTGCATTATCAGAAGGTAAGCTTGCACCTGCTCTCAAAGAATGGGCTGAGGGTTTATCTGTTGAAGCGTTAACTGGTTATTTAGAAAAAGCAACACCAGTTGCTGCATTAAGTGGTGAACCTCAATCAAAAGGTGATCCAAATAACAATGTTGTTGCTCTTTCCGAAAGTGAGAAAGCTGCTGCAAAAGCCCTTGGGATGAGCGAATCAGAATTTAGAAAAGCACATAAGGAGATCAACTAATGGCATTTAAAAAATCAGATGTGTTAAATCACATTAATGAACAATTTAAAAAAGACTTCGCGGCCGGTCTAGGCAAAATTGCCCCGCAATGGCCTGAAGTTGCAATGGAAATCGGATCTAATACCGACACCAACACCTACGGCTTTTTAGGCGATTTCCCAAAAATGAAAGAATGGGTCAGCAAGCGCCAGATTAAAAATATGCAAGCCCAAGGTACTAGCATTAAAAATAAAACTTTTGAAGCTACTGTTCAAGTTCCACGTACTAATGTGGAAGATGACCAAGTGGGCTTATTCCGACCAATGGTGCAGCAAGCGGGACAATCGGCAGCAGAGTTGCCAGATGATGAGGTGTTTGCACTGTTGAAAAAAGGTGAAAGCACGCTTTGCTATGATGGTCAAAATTTCTTTGACACCGATCACCCTTGCTATGCAGAAGTGGACGGTACGGGCGTTAATACCCAACAAAGTAACTTGACCACTGGTTCTAGCGGTGGCAAGCCAACATTCTATTTGTTGGATACCACTAATGTGATTAAGCCATTTATTTGGCAAAAACGCACAGCACCTGAAATTGAGACAAAGTTTGACGCATCAAGATCCGACACTGTTTTTATGGAAGATGTGTACATTTGGGGTGTGCGTGCTCGTGGTGCTGCTGGCTTTGGTTTCTGGCAGTTAGCACACTGTGTTAAAGACACTGAATTGACTGCAGAAAACATTATGGAAGTTGTGGCAAAAATGCAGACACTAAAAGGCGACGGCGGTAAGTTATTAAATATCCGACCGAGCGTTATTTTGGTTCCACCTGCATTGGAATTTAAAGCACGCCAAATCTGCGAAGCAGAAGTGATCAATGGCACAACTAACGTGTTAAAAGGTCGCTTGAAAGTGATGGTGTCGTCTCAAATCCTTTAACTTTTAATAGCCCCGCTTGTGCGGGGGTGGAGGAATATATGTCAAAGAACAAATCTAAAAAAGAAACTGCAGACGTGAAACCGGAAGACGTGAAGCAGGAAGATGTGAAACTGGAAGATGTCAAGCTGGAAGATGTGAAGCTGGAAGATGTGAAGCTGGAAGATGTGAAGCTGGAAGATGTGAAGCCGGAAGATGTGAAGCCGGAAGATATGAAACCGGAAGATATGAAACCGGAAGACGTGAGGCAGGAAGATGTGAAACTGGAAGATGTCAAGCTGGAAGATGTGAAGCCGGAAGATGTGAAGCCGGAAGATGTGAAGCCGGAAGATATGAAACCGGAAGACGTGAAGCAGGAAGATGTGAAACTGGAAGATGTCAAGCTGGAAGATGTCAAGCTGGAAGATGTCAAGCCGGAAGATGTGAAGCTGGAAGATGTGAAGCCGGAAGATATGAAACCGGAAGATATGAAACCGGAAGATATGAAACCGGAAGACGTGAAGCTGGAAGGCAAAGGCTACTTAGAAGCAATCCATCCGGTTGCGTTTGATATTCGCTTAATGTCGCATCATCCGCATGAAAGCTACGGTCGCTGTGGCTATCGTTTTAACAAAGAAAATGCGGTGCGCATTCCAGCTGAAGAATTAACCGGTGAGCAAGTATCTCGTTTATTAGATGACCCGTATTTAGAAGTCGCCCCAGTGACCGAAGAGGAATAGTAATGTACGCAACAATTAACGATTTTATTTCGCGTGTTGGCGAGTTCCAAGTCATGGAACTCACTGACCGAGAAAATACTGGTGAAGTCAATCAAGCAGTTTTAACTATCGCTTTATCGGATAGTTCAAGTCAAATCGATGGCTATCTAGTAGGTCGTTATAAGTTGCCGTTAAAAACTATTCCGCAAAACCTCACTCGTATTTGTTGTGACTTAACACGCTATCGTTTGGCGTCAATGTCTGATGTATCAATCACTGAAGAGATTATTGAACGCTATAAGTTAAGCCTGCGCGAATTGGAAAGCATAGCAAGTGGCAAAGTATCCCTTGGCATTGCAGAAGATGAGCAAGCAAGCACGGGGGAGAATACGGTGATTTTTACTAACGTAGCAAATCGGGTTTTTAGTCGTGATAACTCAAATTGAGAACGCGCTTGTTGAGCGATTAAAAAAAGGCTTGGGTAAGCTTGCTAATACGGTCAAAAGCTATGGCGGTGAGCTCGATGATGAAAGTATCGGTACTGCAAGATTGCCAGCAGTGTTAGTGACTTATGGCGGTTCACGTATTGAGTGTAAAGACTTGCGACGTCGTCGTCATAAATCAACTGATACTTTTGTGATTATTTTAGCTGTCCGTTCATTAAAAAGTAATCAAGTGGCGCGCCAAGGTGGTGCAGATAGCCGTGAAATTGGTGTGCATCAACTGATTTCAGCGGTGCGGCGGTTGCTGGATGCGCAAACACTGGGGAATCTAGTTTATCCGCTTAATCCAAAACGGGTGCGTACGATTTTCAATAACGCGCAATTTCGTAGCGATAAAATCACGGTGTACGCAGTGGAATATGAAGTCAGTTATGACGACATACCGCCGCTTGAAGACGGGTTATTTCCGGAGGCGACTTCTGATAAAACCTCACCTGATTATGTCTTTAACGCGTATGAAGGCATGTTATCTGAACAACAGCCTATGCTTGAGCAAGTTGTCGGAAAAATTGTTGACCCAACGACCAAGGATTTTGTTGAATTTAACGTAGAAACTCAAAAAGGATAACACATGAAACGATTTTTTACACTTATTATGATTGCTCTCTTGCCAGTTCAAGTGATGTCGGCAGCAAGTATGTTTCCCATTATTGCGGCAGTAGCAACGACAGGCACACACAGCAATCAAAAAAACGAGAGTGAAAAAGCAGATTCTCAAGCGCAAGTTATTGCTGTCACACAAGGTGGTTTGACAGTAGATGCCAACTCGGGACACGTGATTATTCGTTGCCTCTGGGTTAAAGGCGGGCTTTGTAAGATACCGGAAGGCAAGAAAGAAGGGGATGGTTTTTTCACTAGAAAAACAGATCTTATCTTAACACCGCAAGAATTTGCCGAGCGGGAGGGGTATAAAAAAGTGCATCGAATCACATTATTACCGCTTTATCGCGAAGACTGGTTAGCACTGGATGTCAGTAAGGAGTAAATATGAAAATCAAAGCAGCTGTGGGAGTTAAAGTCCCACTTGAGAATCAACCGCTCGCATATATTGAGCAAGAGCCAGTTGAAGTTGAAAACACAATTTACTATCAACGTCGCATTGCAGACGGTGATTTAATCGAAGTAAAAGGCAATAAAAAGGCGGATAAATCATGACAAATATTGAATTTGACAACATCCCAACATCAATTCGTAAACCCGGTGTTTACACTGAATACAACAGCAGAAATGCGGTGAGTACATTACCAACAAATGAACAAGAAGTATTGATTGTTGCGCCAATGATAGAGGGTAAAACAGAGTTTACAGCACCAGTTCGAATTTATTCTGATTATGATGCAGAACTAGCATTTGGGGCAGGCTCGTGGGCACATTTAATGGCGCGGATTGCAATTCAAAATAACTCACTTTTACGCTTATCTATCATCGGTTTAAAAGATAATGATGCAGGGGTGGCAGCAACAGGAACATTAACACTTTCTGGTACAGCTTCAGCTATCGGTTATCTTTCAACAACAATTGCAGGCGTGGAATATAAAGTTTCTGTAGCGAAAGCAGAAACCGCAAATGCGGTGGCAGCGCGTTTAGCAGCAGTGATCAATATCTCGAATACCTGACCTGTTAATGCGCAAGTTTCAGACGGCACAATTACACTCACAGCAAAATGTAAAGGTGAAATCGGCAATGAAATCACATTAAGTGCAGCAAGTTATACATCAAGTATGACACTCAATGCACAAGCTTTGGCAAGTGGTGCTAACAATGCTGATATTGCAAAAGCATTAGCCAGTGTTGCAGGGACGCATTATCACGTGATTATCTCCCCGTTTTCTGATGAGAAAAATGCAAAAGCATTAGTCAATCACTTAGAAACCGTGTCATCTCCACTTGAGAAAAAACCGGCAATCGGTGTGATTGGTTGGCGCGGTACAATGGCAAGCGGTACGACATACACCAGTAAGATCAATTCAGAACGTGTCACTTGTGCTTGGTATAAAGGGGCAATTGAGTCTAATGCGTTAATTGCAGCGGGCTATGGGGCGGTGATTGCGGGTGAAGAAGATCCAGCAAAACCACTTAACACACTTGAAATTAAAGGTCTGACGACAGTTGATGCCACGCAAACCCCAATTTTAACTGAAGTAAACCAAGCTTTATCTAATCGTGCCGTAAAACCACGTCCTTTAGGGCGTGGATATAAGGTATAA